TTTACTTCTGCAGTATCCATTTTTACTTCCTTTTATCCTAGGGGTCGTTTTCCAATTTAATAACACATATGACCAAACGTTGTCTTTCAGTAAACAATTTTTGCTTGTTTAGGCAGACTTGTCAGGCTAAACTACTTACTTTTCATACTCTTCCGGTACTCGTCGTTGTGGGATTTTTGTACCGTAAGCTTCTGTTACAAGGCGCTGTCTTATTCCTTGTTCACCCATCTGCGCAAACATTTGAGCTTCGTCAAGGATAGGGCTAGCCGCTCCAGGATTTCCTGGCATAGGTTGACCTTCTGGACCTTGCATTGGTTGAGGTGGGGCTCCGTCTGGGCCTGGAAGCATTCCAGTTAACTGAGCAATTTCTTGCTGAATCTGGCCCTTGACCAGGTTAAGAGCACCGTCGGCCTTAGCGTCATCAATAAGTTCTTGGCGAATTTCCATAAGTTTTTCATCTGGGAACTCTTCGCCTAATGAACGAAGCGCTCCTTCTTTAGACTCTAGGCCAAGGGAAAGCATTGTCTGAACTTCGTTAAGCGCAATTAGCTTGTCAAGTGGTAGCGGAGGTGGGAAATGCACATATGAGCGGAAGCTGATTGGATCGTTTAAATCTAGTACGTCAACTTGTCCATCTTTAAGAGGAGCAAACCGCGTACCAGGATTAGCCTGCATACTTTCAGGTTCTTTAACCGCAAGGCTAATAAGGATAAGTTCATTGACGCGTTCTAGCCCGTGTGCGTATTGAATGATTTTTTGGTGGTAGCGGTTCATCAAAGGCTGGAACATAATCGCTAGTGCTACACCTGAGGTGTTAGATACAGGCATTGCCTGACCTAGGGCAGTCTCAGGAACACCAACCATTTCGTGCATTGACTTCTTCATCATTGCAAGGAAATCCATTGCGCCCTTAAGTCCTTGAGCTCCACCTTCTAGGTTCTCTACACGAGCATCCTTAGGTAATCCGCCCCAAACTTTATTAGCGCCCTTTTCTAATTGCGACGCTTTAGCACCGATAATAACCGTAACTGGCGCTGCGTGGTAGTTAACGATGTCGGCAATATCTGTAGCCGTTTCATTGTACGTACGGTTAATTGGAATAATGTCATTGCAATCAGATAGGCCCCAAGGGCTACCAGAAACGCGGACATTAGGAATATGAATAATGGGAATAACGCCAAGCGGGTTAGGACGAGAGTCAATGAGCTCATCGTTAATATACTCCTCAATAGAATCATCAGTTAAGATTTCGGTGTAAGTAAATACTTGACGTGTTCCTTCAAGAGATGTTCCCCAAAAACGGTATTTAAGTTTAAAACGAATTAAACGTTCACGGTCGTGAGGGTGAAACTCTGGAAATGCAAAAGATGAGTTAAGGGGCAAGATACGAACACGGCCTGGGTGAACGCGCCCAGCTGGGTCTTGATAAGCCTCTTCGTAAGCAACTTTAATAAAGCAGTCACCAGAGACTCCGCCTTGCTGTCCCATTTCCCAAAGTACTGTTGCTTTGTTGTTATCTACTTCCCAAACTCTTTCTAGCAAGTCTGGAACAATAGCTTCTGTTTGTTTAGGGCTACGGAACTGCACGCCCTTACCAAATGTAAAGTTAAGAATAAAGTCTGTAAAAGCACGATAGTAGTTAAGAACCATCTGTGATTCGCCTACTTGACGGCGGTATGAATAATGATGACCAAGATACATAGCCCAGTTAAGGGAGTAACGGTTTAAACGAGGACCGTGTACTTCAAATTCTTCATCCGCTAGTTCTACAAGACCCAGTGGAGAAATAGAGATAGTTAAATCAGAAGACGCAGCCCTATACGATGGGGGTGAGAAATCTAGACCGCTACCACTCACCGATAATTCCTCTCGTTAAACTCACAACTAAATACTATCACCAATATCGACATATCGTCTTAATGCTTAAATGTCTCGCCTTTAATGGTTCCGCCACCTACATGTTTTGTTACCTTGGCTTTTTGATCTTTTTCTTCTTTGTCTCTTTTTTCTTGCACGTAATCTCTGTTACGTGGGTCAATATCTTTTTTAGAATCTACAAATTTTCCGCCCATTTGAATGTACTTACTGTGTACCCAGTGAGCAGCAGCTGGTGAAGGGTACTTAGGAAAACGTGACTTAGCCATAACAGTAACTGTGTTCCAGAGGCGTGGATTAGCAGGTAACTGCTTTGGAGCATTAGTTACGGAACGACCAGAAATGAGTGCCATAGGTAATCCTTAGAAAAGCCCCACCAGTCCCGAAGGACGGTGGGGAGCTATTTCTTCTATTAGTCCTGCACTACTGCAGGGTTAAGACGTTGCTGATGACTTCCGTTACGGAAAGTCTCTTCAATAACGTTAACGCCATAATCACTGAAACCAGCAGAAGCAAACTCTTGAAGAGTGTTTGGTGCTTCTACCCATGCGGCTGAACCTACGTGAGCACGCTCACGCATGGTTTCTTCAGCTGTCTTTGTAGTAACAACTGCGTTGCGGTTTGTTCGACCTGATGCAGGAATGTATCCCTGTGCGGCGCCTGTTGAGAATTCTTGCGGAACATCTGTATCAGTTGCAATTCCCTCTTCAAAACGAAGTGGTCCGCGCTGTCCTGGCATAGCGCCAGCCATCTTGCGGTCGTAAGTGGTTCCTGGACGTTCTGGAAAGCTTGGTGCTGGTGAAATTGTCATAGTTATAACTCCTTGTAGAAGGTTGAGGCCTCAGGTAAAAGTGTGCTACTTATTTAAGTTAAATACTGCCTAAAGTGAAAATTATCTATAAAAAGGTGAAGAAGATACTTCTACCGAAGGCATTGTTAAATCCATAGTTAAACAGACAGCAATGGCCAAACTATCCGCGTAGTCGTCGTGGGCATGAGCTTCAGCGGGGGCGTGGGCTAAGAAATTTGGGCCTTGAAACTTTGTCTCAAGGTCGGTCATCTGTTGGTAAAAGCGCTTCCAAGTTCTAAGGCGTCTGGTCTTAGCGTGTGCAGGCCAACCAACCATACGTCGGTCAATTAGAGCTTTAAGGTGCTTCCAACGCTTAGACTGTTCTTGTTGGCTACTTCCAATTGAGTGTACCTCTGCACCTGGAAGCAAAAGTTTAAGTCGTTGGGCTACCGCGTCACCCACCCCGTTAGCATCTACACCTACCGCTAAAACATCGTAAGATCCAAGAAAGTTTACAATTTGGAAATACTGGTCTTCCCAGTCGTCGCCTTGAATCTCTAACCAGTTAAGTACTCGGTGGTCGTAATAACCAAACTCATCTGGTCTATCCCAGTCAACCCATACAACGGTTACAACTGTTGAGTCTAGTTTACGTGCGGGGTCAATACCTACAACTACTGGAGTTCTATGCCATGCCCTAACAGTTTCTTGAGAGGTATCTCCAAGCTCATCCATAATCGTGGAGGTAACGAACATGCCGCGTTCTAGTAGCCATTTACAGTTATACGACATTTGGAACTCGTCAGAGTCCTCACCAATTCGTAGCATTTCTTTTTTCATAAACTTGCCATAGTTAAGATTTACTTTAGATACGTCTTTGTAATCCCATTGGAAGTGGTTCTGTCTAGATGCTCTACCTGTCTGGCGACGCTTGTTTAATTGGATAGAGCGATAAAAGTTATTTTTGTGTGTAGTAGGCGTACCCGTCTTTACCATTGTACCTGAGTAGTACGCAAGCATTGGGGAGATAGATTTAGATACTACAAAGTCATCTGCCTCTTGACACTCGTCAATAACAATTAAATGGAAAGACTTAGACTCAATCTTTGCGCGAGGGTTAGCGGTCATCATCATAAGACTACTGCCTGAGTTCTTAAGCCTAATTTGTCGCGTTACGCCTGGGACCTTTCCAAGAGAGTCATCAATCTCTGGGTCACCTAAAATCTCTAATGCACGCTCAGAAGTTAAACGATTTACGGTTCTACCAAAGAGAGTTTCTACCTGACCTTCAACTGGAGCAAACATACCAATCCAGATGCCATCTTTAAACTGGCCTAATAAATCTGGGTACATTTTTGCAAGTCTAGGTAGCAACACCATTAACGTAGCTACCGTGTTAGCAATTGTTTCTGACTTACCTGACTGACGTGCAGCAAGCGCGGTAACTTCTTCACCATCATTAATAATTACAGATTCAATAATTCGGCGAGCAAGGGGTAGTTGGTAGGGGTGTAGTTCATGGCCTACTAGGGCATTCATAAATTGAATTGTTTTATCGACCATCTTGCGTACAAACTCTTTAGAAAGTTCGTCTAACTCTTCTTCCTCTTCTTCAAGGAGTTCTTCGTCATTTTCTAAGAGTTCTTCTTCTTCTAAAAATTCTAACTCGCTCATATGTTCCTTAGTCTAGTAAAAAACATGAAACCCTGGTAGGTATACCAGGGTTCACGTTGCCACACACGGGAGAGAAGGAAGAGAGGCAAGATAATTGTAGCGGAAATGTCGACATGTCGTTTTTACCCAAGTGTTCTAGTAGTTCTAGTGTGCAACTCGTGTACAACAGCATGAAGGGCCTCTGCGCCCGTCAATGCTTCTTCTAGGGCCGCAATATCACGGTTTCTAGAGTAAACGCTCATACAGCGACCTATCTCGTATGTAGCCTGTTCAATCCACATTTCAAGTTCGGTTGTGTGTATCTTTCTTACGCGTTTTACAATTTTTTCTGAAAAAGGCTTATCCCAAGGGCTTTTCTTTTTAAACACGCCAATCCCCTATCTCTTCTGTGTCAAGTTCCATGTCTCTAAGGCCTAAGGCTTTAGCAATCATATCATCGGCATCTTCATCAAAGACAAGGCCTTCAGAGCGTTTCCACAACCCCAACACAAACCCAGGCTTAGTAAATGGGATACGAAACACCAAACACACTTTGCTTTGTCTAAACGGGTGCTCTGTCTCTTGAGTCCAGCCTTTTTCCACAATGGGAAGAAAATTACGGTGGTAATACTGAAGTACATCTCCGTATAGTGGTCCGAGTGATTTCATATTAATCAGCCGCGAAGGCGCCACCATCTCCATACATATACGCATCAAATGTTTTAATCTCGTTCATTTGAACCCTTTGATCTCTTGGCATTCCCGCAGGATCAGCTAGTCCCATTTTAGGCCATTTATTAAGCCCAGAAGCTTCTAAGTACTTACCTGGGGATTCTGAAAGAACAAAACCTTCCCACAAGTACGCTGGAACATCATAGTAATTCCACCAAGTTCCGTCCCAAAAAATAACAGTTAAAGTTTGTGTGCTTGCATCGTAGCCAGCTTTTAAAGTTCTTGGTCGCCTTGGGTTAGAGGACCTTGTGGCCCTTAAGTTATAGGTACTTATAACTTTATACTTTGTTTTTACTTCTTCTTTTTTTACCTTAGATGAGGGGTTAAATAAATACTCATCAAGAGTAGGTAGGCTAGATGCTTTAGAAGGTTGACCTACTTGATAGCCACCGAGAAGTAC